GCCGACGCTGTATCATAATACACCGTTTCAAAGTCGCCCGAAGGTCTTATTACCTGTACGCTTATATCTCCTTTCATCGGTATTCCGGGAGGCACATTTGCATATATAACCTGTCCTATTTCAGCGGATGTTCCGCCCTCCGTAATTACCCATACCGTATGAGGCGGGATGCCGTTTGCCGTTACATTTGTTTTATTTTCGTAAACTTTGCATTGATTTACGTTTGTTAATTCAAGCATTTGGCTTTGTATCGAATCTTTAAAGCCCTGCGACGGCGCCGCCATTGATTGATGCCTCCGCTGTCTGAACTGTGCCGAAGTTTCCCCTGTCTGCCCCGTTATGTAGTTATTTGCAGGATTATTAACACTTGAAACTCCTTTTATAACGGTTTCTTTGATGGTTATTGTATTCGGCAGGGCGGTAATGCTTCCAAGTTCCGCAGCGCGGAAATTTAATAAATACGTTCCCGCATCCGTCAAGTTTTGTGTTTCTGCTAGAATCCACCGATTGCCGTTTACATCAGATACCGTATAACCTGTTCCGTCCGCGTTTTCTATATTCTCGTCAAGCCCCTGCAATGTTGCTGCTTCCGTAACGGTTACATTAACGTATGTATACGAATAAGTGTATTTTTTGATTGTTAATCCGTTTAGTTTATATAATGTCTGCTGGGGAAGTCCAATGACGTAATCGGGGTCAAGATTATTGTAAAACTGCGTTATCAGGTCTAATATGTCCTTTTTTTGCAGGGCTTCAATATTAATCAGCTGCCCGTCGGAGCTGTTCTGCTCAATATTTATATTTTCGCCGTATATATTTTTGTATTTCTGCGTTAAATCCGTTTGTATTTCGCTGATAGTCTGCGTTACAAGCCCGTTTACGCTGATATAATTCTGCGCCATTTATATAATCTCCTGCTTTGATTATATCAATGGCAGCGAATTTAAATATTTAAGGGCGTAACTTCGCCTGAATAGCTTTGTGAAAATACGGTTTGAACATCATAAGATATTGTTATTTTCCTGTTCGCGCCCAACAGTATATCAACGCTTTTTATCGCTGTTACTCCGGGAGTGTTTTTTATTACTTCCTGCACTGCAAGCTCTAAGCGCGGCTGATAGCGGTAATCAAGCAGATTGAACCAGTCTATGCCCTCATTTACTGCAAAAAAACAATCACCCAAAAATGACAAAATACGAGTTTCTAAATTCAGCGCAATTTCCTGATTTTCAGTAACATAATTACTGCGCCCCGCGCCGAAAGTCCAGTCATGATTATTATCTAAATTTCTAAAACTCATCGATTATTTACTCCAGTAATGCAGAAAACTGCGCTTTTAAATTGGTAAACTGCGCTTTTGAGGCGTCTGTCAGCAGCCCCGTATCAGTTTTAACCGCAATATTTTCACAGGCTGTAATAAAAGCTTGTATCAATAATGCAAGGTTTTGCGCGGTATTTGAAATGCCGATGCGCGAATTGACGGTAATTTTGCCGCCTAAAGTACTTGTATTCTCGTAATTGCTTGAATTAACGCTGATAACATCAGAAGCGTTAAACGTAATATTTTTGGCTGTTTCCGTTTTATCCGTCGTAATCTCCGAAATAGAAACGGGGGTAATACTTATATGGCTTGAATTTTCTTCTTCATCCGCGGAATTTATTTCAATGGAATTTCCGTAAATTTTAGCGTATGAGTTATATTTGATTTCGTTTATTACTTCTTCATTGAATATTGATATTGCCCTTTCGTCATAATCCTGCAATGGATTTGCAAGGGTTTTAAATGTTGTAATTGCAACGCAGTCAGTAAAATCGTGCATGCGCGTCGTATCAGGCACATACTGCTCTCCTGTCAGCATAAAATTATCCATGTTCCTGTCATTGAAGAATAGCAGCGCGATAGTTCCGACAGGATTCGGGAGCGTGATATGCCCGTTCTGCGCGCCGTATATAATCAAAGGCACCTGCGTAATCGGCGCAGGGGTATAAAGCCTTTCATTAAACTTTTTTATCTGCATCAATTCAACGGTGCATGTCTGCGTGTTTTTATCAAATTCGATTATGCGCCCGATATTGTGGCAGTTCAAATTCGCAGCAATATGCGTTTTGAGCTGCGCCAAAACGTCCGATATGTTTATTTCTTCTTTATGCGCCGTAAATCCTGTATTCTTTGTATTATCCATAAGCACCTATATATTTAATCGGATTGACAGGGATTCCGCCCTCTTTTATTTCAAAATGAAGATGCGGCCCCGTTGAATTACCTGTACTGCCGGCATATCCGATTATATCATTTTTATAAATTATCTGCCCGTTATTAACAGACCAGCTGTTAAGATGCGCATACATGCTTGATACTCTTTTGCCGTCAATAGTGCCGTTATCTATTTCTACGGCTCTGCCGTAGCCGCCCCGCCATGAAGCAGTTATAACTTTCCCGTCCGCGGGTGCATATACGGGGGTATTAAGAGGCGCGGCAATGTCTATGCCTTTATGGTTAGTGCTTGCGCCCTCCGTTGGCGCCCGTCTTATTCCAAACGGGCTTGAAATTCTGCCGATACCCTGCGCAATCGGTTTTTGCCATTTGCCCGTATTGTTTGCCTCATATTCTGTCTGCGTCGATTTCCGCAGGTATTCAAAAGGTGTTTCGCCGAGGCTCAAAGTTAATTTCGTTGTAAGACTGCCGTTCTGCACAGGGCTTATTATCCCTTTATGCTCAACTGCTTGAACTTTATAAACCTGATTGAACCATTTTATGGAATCGCTGCGCAGCTCAACAGCCTGCCCGACTTTAATCCGCGGCTCAAACAGCATTTCAATAACTAAAAACTGCGCAGCCCTGCGGGGGCTTCCGAGCAGCCCGCTTTCAGGAGTAATAACAAGCAGTCCGTCGGAGGGGATAACATCATTCGGACCGAGTATATTTAATTCGCATTTATCTATAAATACATCATAGCCGCCGTATTCTCTGCCGAGTAAGTCCAATGTCTGCCCGATAAAAGTTTTATCCCGCTTGAGAGGCGGTATATCAGATGTAACATAACCTAATGAATAGCCGTAACTATCTTTCAGCATTGATTGGATAATATTAATTATATCCGTTCCCTGCGTGAATGTTTCATTTACAAAACCGTAAAGCGCGATAAGGCTGTTATTATCTGCTTGTATTTCTGTTATAAATTCAGTTGAACCGCCCTGCCTGTAAGAATCGCTTCTGTTTACAAAGCCGAAAAATACAAGGGGCATTGTATCTTGATACCCTGCATATAAAGACATCAATATATATTTTTTGTTGTTATAATTATCTTTAAATAAAGCTTTTTGAATATCCGCGGAAAGATTATACAGCTGCAGCGCGCATGAACCCGCATTAGAAAAATTAATACCCTGCGCAGTCTGCATTTTCATTGTAAAAGGATAGGAAACTTCTATTTCCTGCTCCGGAATGAGTTTCAGCAGGGTATCATCCCGCTGTCCTATTTCAAATATTATGCGGTAATTCCGCTCAAACTTTTGCATAATAAGTGCTTTCTATTGTTTGAACATCCTGCGCAATCAATAAATATACGGAGGCATAACCTGAATCAAAGTCTGTTATATTGTCAGGCTCTCCCATGTCGGGAGTGTCAACCCTTAAACCAAACGGCAGATAGCTTTTGTATGCTCTTAAGAGGTTGTAACTCGTAACAAGCCGCATATTTTGATAATTATAATCACCGTATTTGAAGCCCCAGAACCAGCCCAGCTGATTTGATTTATATTCAAAAGTGAATGTTACTCTTGAACCGTCATCGAGTATCATTATTATTTCCTGTTTCGGGCTGCTGTCTAATGTCGTAATCTGAAACATTATATCGTTGAAACCTCTCGGCCTTTATCAATACCTTTTTCAGCCGTACGGCTCACCATTGCGGAAAGCCTCCCGACGGTTTCCTGCGCCGTTGTAACTATTGTTTCCGCAAAATTCAGCTGTTTAAAAGATACGGTAAATTCGGCATTATCTGCGTTTTCATCCCGCAGCGGGCTTACATCCGTTATTACCATATTGTCAAACTTTTCAAACGTTGTTTCAAGCGTAAATATTGCTTTTGAAGTCCATAACGCTTTCAAGAACAAATAAGCCCGCGTTTGGCTGGAAGTAAGCTTATAAAAACTTTGAAAAAGGGAAAATAAATCAATGTTATTAACTTCATTCGGCGTGCCGCTCGATTGAAGCGCAGCGGGTACAGCCTGATTTTTTGTCATGTTTTGATATTTTTTTGCAAGATTTTGTTTTGCGCCGTCGGGCAGCTTCGGCAGAAACTGTTTTACTATTGATAGTGCAGGTGTAACTTTTGCGAGCATGTCCTCGATTTGGTTAACGCTGTAAAAATATTCTCCATGCAGCCCCGATAAAGTAACCGTAATGGGCTTGCGCGCGATATGGTCTTGAACAGCATTATTTGCATCCGTATAATGGTCTGTAACTTCCGATTGAAGTTTTATCTGCTCTCTTTTGGGCAGATTGAATTTAAATCCCGCGATGCCTGTATTAGATAATACATTAACTACAGCTTCGCCGATATTAACGCTTTCTTTTAGGATTTTTTGCGCAAGCGTTATTTCATTGCTCTGCCCGTAATTCTCGTTAATATTCTTTTCGATGTATTCCGTTTTTGTCTGCGAAACTGCCATTTTGCACCTCTATACAATTTTATCAGACTGCGCCAAATCAAACGGCGGATGTATTTTGATTGTACAGGCTTGTTAATTCCGCATTTGCCTTAAATATTGCGTCCGCGGATTCTTCGCCGATTTCTCGGGCATTGCTGCCGGTAATATTTTGGTTAATTTCCTGAATAACGGTATACTGCGCGCCTTGATTTATTGTGTTTGACGGCAGAAACTGCATAGGCTTCGACGGCGAGGGGCTTGCTTTCGGCAGAGGCGGAAGTCCTGCAGATGCTGTTTTTGTTTCTTCATTTAAAGGCTTTGCATTTAATATTTGTGTAATTTGATTTTCTTCTGATGCAGAAACCGGCGCAGCTGTTTTCTTTTTTCTTTTTTGTTCATCAATCGTTTTATATATATTACCGGGTGCAGGGGTTTTAATTCCTGATAAATAACGTTTTTTATCTTCTTCAAAGGCTGCATCCTGCGCACTTTTCGCCTGATTATAACGTTTATACACTTCTTTATCGCCTTTATTCGCAGCTTCTGCCAGCTGTACGGGCGCGTTGACGCTGTAAGGAGATAATAATTGAACTTTAATATCCGCTATTGCCTGCCCGATTTTCACCAAAAACTTATAAAATCCGCTCTGTTCTCCGTTAAATTCCCAGTCGAAATGCTGATTAACCATATCTGTTATCATTCTGCCGGTTTCATTTAATAAATTATTTATCCAGCTCTGATTAGCAATAAACTTCTGCTGGGCGGCTTCCCACGTTACTTTTAAGCTGTTCCATGCGCTTTGCTGCTCTTTTAAATTGTTTAGTTCTTTATCAGAAAGATTTAAACGCTCGTCGTAATTATTGTTTTGCTGTTTCCACACATAAAGCAAATCTTCGCTTAGACCTAACCACCTTAAAGCAGCGGCAGCCGTTACGGTATCGACTGTTTCTATTTTCTTTTGAACCGCATTTAATAATTCCATAGGCTTTTTTGGATCAAACTGCCTGGGATCTAAACCTAAAAGCGCAAAGCCCTGAACATCGCTGCTCATTCCCGTTCTTATGTCAATAAGCCTCTGCTGCACATTTTTGAGCTGCCCTGTAAATGAGCTGAAATCAATATTATTTAAGCCGGAAAACCTGTAAAGCTGCTGCATCTCTTTAAGACTTAAACCCATAACGGCATTCAATTTGTCCCAGCCGGTTGCAGTATTTGCTGCATTCATTGACATGTTGACAATGGGTTTTATTGCCTGCTGCGCAGCATTCTTTGTCAGCAGAAACTGCGCAGAAAGACCGTTTAAGCCTTTAGTAAGTCCGCCCAGTCCTTTTGCGCCCAGTTCTACATATAACTGTCCTAATTTGTTTTCTGCTGCTCCGCTCTGCTGTTCTTCTGCCATTTTTTAAACCTTTATTTTTTTGTATTTA